CCAGGTCGTCGTGCCGTTGTCCCAAGTCGTCGCGCTGTTGTCCCAGGTGCTTCCGGCGGCAGGCGCTTGCGTGGCCGTCTCCCAATCGTCTTCGACGAGCCGTGTTTCACCCGGCGGCTGCGCGGTGATCGTGCCGCGCGACTGCAGCAGATTGCGGACGGCGTAGTCGTAGCGGATCTCACGGCGCAGGATGATGTTGATGTCGCTGCGCGGCCACCAGCGCTCCTTGATCAGCTCGGCCGTGCGGGTCACGCCGCTGACCTCGACGAGGCCGGCGCTGTTGGCGCGCAAGATCTGCCTGTTTTGATCGAGGAAGATACCGCGCTGCAGATAGGAGCAGGACCGGTCGCCGTTGGAGCCGTAGAACGAGACGAGGATGGTCGCCACCTCGTGAGTCTGCAGCGCGTCGTAGCCGTTGCCGGCAGCAGCGGCATCCCAGGCCGACGCGCCATTGTCCCAAGTCGACGCGCCGTTGTCCCAGGTGCTCCCGGCAGCGGCGGCAGTGTCCCAGGTCGAGGTACCGGCGTCCCAGGTCGATGTGCCAGCGTCCCAAACGCTCCCCGCAGGCAGCCCGGGAACATGGACGACGGCCGGGGAGAAATCGATGACCGTGCTCATGACGCCGAATGCGCACCAGTCTTGGGTGATATCCGGGCGGGGTGGCGGCTCCGGTTCCCATCTCGGCCTGACCAGACTCCCGTCAAAGCCGACGATGCCAGCGATCAAATCGTGCAGGAAATCGTCCCAGTCGTCGTCGAAGAGCGGGGCCACCGGCTGGCGTGGCAACAAATACCCGGCTGTGCCGCTGTCGGGCGCTGTTGCCATTAGATCTCCAACCTGCTAACGCTTGTCAGCGCGGTGCCTTGCTATGCATTGCGATGTCATGCAACGTCGAGCGCTGCGTTGCTTTGTCGGGCGCTGCAATGCGGGGCGTAGCGGCGCAAGGCGAGGCAAGCCAAGGGTTGCGGCCAAGCCGCAACATTCTTCAAGCAAGACCCATCGGCACCGGGACCGCCGTGATTAGGGTGGCGAGTGCGAAGCAGAATCCCCTGCCAAAACCCGTCCAATCATCGAGCGCCCGCACCAGATAGGTGTCGCCGTGCCACTGAATTTGATCAGGGTGCATTTGATTCCCCATGGCATCCATCGCCGCGCCCTGCAGCCGGAACGGCGTCCACACTCCGATGGTCTTTTCCTGCATCTCGCTCTCTGGCAAGCGCCTCAGATCGTCGGGCGAGGCCGCGCCGATCACCGCCAGTGCCGCGTGCGGCGTGTCGGTGATCTGTCCGCGCCCGTACTGGTCGACGACGATGGCCCGGCGGATCACCTGAATCTGGTCGTAAAAGGAGGGATCGAAAGCATCATTAACGTCGAGCGAAGCGGCCATCCGATTAGCCAAATATCCATGTGATCGAGCGCAACATCGCTCCAGTATCTATCAAAGGAACGGTATCAGAACTCGTTGTTGCTTGTCTCCTGTAACGGCTGCCTGGTGTGCGAATTCTCCGTCGCATTACTGTGCTGGGCTGCAAGGGAGGTGGTATACCTTCCTGTATGGTCCGAGTTACTGCATTCACCGCGATCTGCCCCGCTTCGCCGAGATGCCGTTTCATCAGCGCGGCGTCACCGGCCATCGCGTCGTGGGCCGCCTGCTCGAGCTTCTTGACCCACTGGTCCTTGGATTTCGTAACGCCTGGGACCAAAAAGGGCCGACTCGGAATATTCTGGGCCGGCGAGCCGAGTTCATGAATATAGCCAAGACTAGCATTCCCGATAGGACTTCCACTTCGTGGGTCGTTCTCTTGTGGAATACCAACAAGTACTTTGTTAGAGCCGAGCGCTTTGAGCGCCTCGGAGATCTTCTTCAAATTGTCGACGGTAACCTCGACCCCGCTTTGCATCTGCGTCTCCTTTCAGCCTGACGATCTAGTTCTTTGCGTCGCAGGATGGGATCGACACGTCGCTCCCGCATGTCGAGACGCATCTTAATTTTATGACGTTCGTAGCGCTCGGTATCGCGCCTCAACTTACCAGCCATCAGAGACTAGTGGACGCGCCGCCGGGATGGCGGCCGGCTGTCGCGCACGATGCGGTTCGCCATCGCGGTGTCGATCGCGCTGACGATCGGGTCGGCGTCGATCACCTCCTGCAACTGCCGGGCGACCTCGGTGTGCAAGTCGTACATTTCGGCATCGTCTAGTGCCGCCTCGGCCACGGCAGTGTGGTAGGCGATGACACTTTCCAATCGCGCACGCATCGTCGATTGCATTTTCAGCCTCCGTTGGAAAAGAGCGGAGCGGCATGGCTACTCGCCGCTCCAGTTTGGGAGGAACCTTGTCAGGATTTGTAGATCAGCGCGCGCACAGCGCAGTCTTTCGCCTCGACTAGCTTACGCAACGCCGTCGTGCGTTCCGGATTTCTCGGCAAGGTCTCGACGATCTCATGGGCGAGCTCGGAGAATGCCTTGCTGGTCGGCTGCAGGTCTTCGCGCAGGTGGTCCCAGACGAAAAACTGCAGCATCGGCTCGCGCTCAGGATGGTCCGCCATCGCAGGCTCCTAGAAGTGTAAGAATAGTTTACACCCGATTCTGACGTTCTTTACACCCAGATCAATAAGTAGTGCCGGCGTCTCGTGCAAAGCTACAATAGGTGGACATCCGCCATTGGCACGGAGTCTGCACGTATATCATAGCCGGGCATTTCCGGAGGAACAGGAGAAACCCATGACGAAACTACTTCTCGCAACCACCGCCGCCCTCGGGCTGCTGGCCGGCGCGGCTCAGGCCGGCGTGCTCAACTGCTCAATCTTGGTCGACGGCACCAACGTCGGCGCCTGCGTGAGCTCGAGCACCGGGACGACCTCGTTCAATAGCGCCACGGCCTCGCCGCTGTTCTCCGCGATCAACCTCACCGCCGATGGCCCGCCGGTCCTGCCCAACCCGGACCTGTCGAGCGTCACCCTCGACGTCAGCTCGGCGGCCACCTTCAGCGGCACCCACATCCTGACCGTCGACATCTTTCAGACCGGCGTCAGCGCGCCGGCCGGCACCACGCTCGAGACCACCGCGACGATCAACGGCCTCATTAACCTGCCGGGGCCGACCGACCTGAGCGATTTCATCAACGGCTCGGCGGGTCCGCCGGAGACCTTGGGCACGACGTTGCGCTCCTCGACGTTCGCCGCTTCGTTCACCGGAGCGGTCGGGCCTTTCTTCGACGTCCTGACCGTGCCGCTGACCGCCGACGCGCAGCAGTACCAGATCACCTTCACCGCGCCCAACCAGAGCGCCAACGACACGATCCAGCTGCAGGGTGTAACACCGTCGGTCGCCGAGCCAGGATCGTTGGCCCTCTTGGGCTCGGGGTTGTTCGGTATGGGCTGGCTCGCCCGCCGCCGTCGCAACAGCTGAACAACACCGCGACTGGAGCCGTCAGAGAAATCTGGCGGCTCTTTTCTTTTACTCGCGCGGCGGCGGCGCGTCCCGGTAGAGCTCGGGATGCTGCTCCTCGGTGGTCGGGGTAAATCCGCGGCCCGAGGCGGTGATGGCGAACTTCAGCTGCCGCAAGAGCTCGGCGCCGCGCTCCGGGCTCGGAATGGCGCCGCGCGTCACGAGCTCGAGGTGGCCGACCAGATCGGCGCACAGCTCCTCGGGGATTGCGATCATCCGAACCAGCCTGGATAAGGCCATGGGCCCGGCCACGCCGGCCCGGAGCCAGCCGGCGGGTAGATCACCGTGTTGACCTGGATCGGCCCCATACCGAAGAGCTGCGCGAAGTGGTAATATTGCCGCCCGTAGATCGTCAGGTTGTATTGGCCGGCACCCTCCTCGATGCCGATCTGGGTGTCGTAGCCGACCGAGACCGGCCCGACCGACTTGTTGTTCACGATGCCCGAGACGCCCGAGGGGTTCCCGGTGCCCTGCAAGGCGGCCATCTGCATCTTGGCGAGCTCGTGGGCCGTCCACAGCCCTTGCCCCATCTGGTAGAAGCTGCCCCAGCTGCAGCAGTCGATCAGCGCCGCACCCAGATCGAGCCAGACCTGCACCGTCGCGTCGGGATAGATCGTGGCATCGGTGAACGCCGTGAACATCGCCCGGAAGGTGGCGGGCGTCAGCGGCGTGCAAGTGCCGTTGCTCACGCGGGTTCCTTGTCCTCTTCTTCGTTCGCGGGCTCGTCTTCGTCTTCTGGCGGCTCGGATACCGGCTCAGGCTCGTGCGTCTCGCTCATGTTACATTCCTTCGTCATGTCGTGCGCACCGATCCGATCCCCGGCAGCGGTGCCCACTGATCCCAATACTTTTGATTCTCGTCGAGGATCTGGTCGAGGCTCATGCCGGGCGGCATCTGGTCGCCCCACTTCTGCTCGATCGCGCCGCCGACGATGCCGCCATAGCCGGGGCCCGCGTCGCGCATGCCAAAGCCGATGTCGCCGGTGGCTTTCTCGGGTGGGGCCGAGGTGCCGGGGAATTGCTGTGGATGATTGAACTCGGGCGGCGGCACGCCAGGGTCGGCACCGATATCGCTTGGGCTGTCTCCACCGCCAACGCCCATGGTGGACGCGTCCTCGCAATCGTCCGGTTTGGTCTGGTCCGCGTTCATGTCGACTCCTGTGATCGTTCCGGCATTTTTGCTGCGGTAGAAAATTTCTTCACCGCGCTCGCCATACTGCTTCTTCATCGCCGCCATAATTCCACGACCCTTTTCCGTTAATGGGTCGCTGGTCCTGGCGTCGTCTTCGATGAAAGGCCGGCTGCGATTGCGCTCGGCTTGCATTTCGTAGATCTCCTGGATGATGTTGGACGGAGCGCCGCGCGCGATCTCGAGCAGGTCCGGATCGAGCGGAACCGGTGCTTCCTGATCCATCTTAGCGCACCCGCGTGGCGCCGTTGGCCAGCAGATAGTCGGCATCGGCCAGGCTCTCCGGTACGTCCTGGATGCCCTCCTCGAAGCGCACCATGCGATAGCCCGCGAGCGTCAGGATCACGGCGTGCGGAAAATTCATCTTGACCGTCGGCTCGTCGGGGGCGGCCTCCTCAGGCGTCATCGGCGGCTGGCGCGGCTGACCGACCGTTGGCAGGTGCGCGGTCGCCGCCTCGGCCTCGTCACGCGCCGCCCGCTCCTCGCGGGCCGCCACCTCCGGGTCTTTCGCCGGCTCGCCGTTGCCGTGCGTCGGCTGTGTCGACTTGGCCATGTTCCGTCCCTTTCGTGCTATGCAGCGGAGCACCGGACGGGATTCCACGACCGCCCGATGCTCCTGACCACGATCCGAGAGGTGACCTCGACCCATGGCTACCACCAAAATACCACATCCGACCCCCGAGGAGCAGGAGCGCGCCAAATGGGCGCTGCTGCAAGCGCAAATCGACCAGGTCCGCCGACAGGCGCGCTGGGAGACGCCACGCGCGGTGGCGATGATTGCGCTGGCGCTGACGGCAATCGTCGTCGCTAGCCACCTCGTCGACCTGGTGCGGCCGGCGGGCCCGATTGCCATGCATTTCGATCAGCCGATCGTCGTCCACCTCGACCAGCCGGCGGCCAAGCCATGATGGAAGAATTTGTTACTCAGACTCGGTCATAATAAGCTAAAACTTCCGGGTATATGATCTCCAATACTCCGAGTTTACTGTAATACGCGCTTTTTTGCCAGATTCCATCATATTGAAGCGGTGTCCTGGCAAGTAAAGTCATTGGATAGCGTAAGTATTGAGGCGATTTCGTGTAAACGACCATGCGGTCGGTAGTACCCGGACCCGCCGTGCCGATCGTGCCGCCGGCACCCGCGCCTATACACCATTTGCTAGGATAGATTTCGAGTTTGCCCTGACCGGAACGACTTAACAAATTGTTCTCTTCGACGTAGCGAAGGATGCTCGTCGTGCCAGCGGTCGACACCAGTTGGGTGGCGAGAGCTCCATATTGCGCGGGGGGTATCAGCACTCGCGACGGCACCACCGCCCAGGCGGACGCCTGCCATGTCTGGTTGAGCGCAAAGTTGAAGTCGGCGAGGATCATGGCCGGTGTCGTAGCGCCCGCCATCCAGTTCCCCGTTGGGAGGTTGGTGATGGTTCCCGCACCCGGTGTCGTCGTTGTAGCCAGAGGTTGATTTACCAACCCACGATCACCCGTATCGCTATCGCCAGCATATACTTGGGCGTCGATGTCCATCTGATGCTTCAACCGTAGGCCTTCATAGCGCTGCGCGTCGATCGGCCGGCCGAGCCTGAGCGCACTCTCTAGTTCAAACACGGTGTATTTGACCTCAAGCGCGTAGGGCCGCAGCGGGCGGGTCTGCAACGCGATGTCGACGTCGACCGAGGCAATCTCGGTGGTGGCTTTGCCGACCCAGGCCTTGCCGCCGGTGATGGCGTTCGACATGCCGAGCCCGCCCGGCGAGCCAAAGGTCGAGAGCGTCCACGAGGTGGCGTCGTCGGCGACGGTGACGTCCTGGCGCAGATCGATGTCGCGGCCCCACGAGACGCTGGCCAGCGGCAGGTGGGTGGTCTGGTCGAGGCGGACGAGCTCGCCCAACAGGAACGCGCCGGTCGAGTCGTAGTACTTGCCGTCCCAGCTGCGGTACGACTGACCAAAGCTGCGGCCGAGATGATTGCCGCTGGCGTCATAGGTGCGCTGCGCGTCGTAGGTCTGCAGCGCGTCGCCGGTGCACCACCGGCCGCGGTGGATGATGGCAGGCGCTGACAGCGCCGTGGATGCGTGCAGTCCGTCAAAAGGCATGGCCTG